TAGGCATATCAATAAGTTGTTTGGGTCGGCTATATTGATGTGCTATCTCATCTGCCATCATTTCAAGTAATAATCTAAAGTCTCCGGAGGAATCATATATGTCAGAAGAACCTTCCTTGGCTTTCCACCAAAATACAGAAGGAGCCAATACTCCCATTTCAACCTGTTGTGTTTCACCATCACAAGTAATATAGGCAGAACCTACCAATCCATTCGTTCCTGTCAATGTGACTGTATCTATTCTTTTTCGAGGCTGAGAGGTCCCCGTCGACCAATACCCAGGTTCTGTTCCTGGCTCTACATTAATATGATATTGCAAGCAAATATAATTAGATCCATCATTTGAACAAATATCATTCACATTATAATAAACATCACTATACCATTGTTCAGCCAAGGCAACGTTTGCTTGAGTATTAACCACAGTACCGCTTAAATCACCTGAGTTGTTTACTATTGAAGTGTCACCTGTAAAATTGACACCTGCCACTGCTGCAGTAAATATAATATCAACTCCAGAACTTGTAACAACAACTCCTCCATCTGAATAGTCCCCTGCATGTTTTGTAACAAAGTAGGCAGCAGCCAAAGCCAAGGTATTATATCTACTCACTGCGATAGCCCCAATGTATTGCTCCAATATGTTCTTAATATCCTCATCAATTATATCGCCTAGGGTATAATTATATTCCAATTCAACACCCTTAATTGCATTTTCCTTCTCATATACAATTTCAGTTCTTTCTTTCTCCACTGAAAATATTCTCCACCCAGCTCTTGCTATGGCATCATTGTATCTGGTAGAAAGAGTAGACTGTCGTTCCCTGTGAATAGAACTTATCCTTTTCTTAATTCGTGTAATGGAACGTGCATATAACCTAACTTCCTTTATTGCATAATCTATATTGACCTGAGTAGGACCACAAAGTTTGATTGTTAATGCTCCATTTGAAGGTAAATTTATAATTTCAAATCGAGCGGTAGCCCATCCAGTAATTCCTTCCGTTACATCTTTATATACTACAATATAAGCAGTAGGCAGAGCAGGTTCCCCCCAAGTCACTAAAGTAGGATCATAACCACTGTCTACATCAAAGGTTCCACTTGCGTAATACGTACCTTGATTTAATTGTATGGCTACTGCAGCATTATTTACCGTAGCACTACTTTTATTATAAATTGCATATTCAAATTCAAATACCATACTGTCTGATGCAAGTATAGCCTGAGGAGCAAATGTCTGTTGAATATAATTTTCATTTGGAATGACAGTATTTACTCCTGTGAAATATACACCATCTTTTCCTAACCCAAGATATTCTTCCAAAGGAGCAAAAGCAACTGCTGATTCCTCGGAAGGAGTCCAATGTTCAAATGTCTCAGTATCATCGTCCCATGTCTCTCCTTTCAATTCCCAGTTATTAATCCAACTTTCCCTATCCCCTGTATCAAAGTTAGAAATTATTTTCTTGGCCGGTTCCTGATTGGTAATAATACCTCCTGGTATTTGTCTAAGGATAGAAGTAGGATGGGTACTTGATCTGTGAATAAATTGTTTAGGATCAATGCTAACAAGTTCTTTGGTGGTACTGCTTGTGAAATGTCGACCATATACAATATCTTCTATCAAATCCACAGGACGATAAATACAAAATACTCCATCCACCTGACGAATACACGCATTATATTTCCCTATTATTTGTCTTAATACTTCTTCACACGTCATGTCTTTAAAAACATCAACATGATGTGCTTGTTGATCAGAAGGAGAGTCGTCAGTATCTGTGTTCATCTCTTCTTCATATATGTTGATAAATTCTTTGAACTCCGTAAATCCTAACTCACCAAGTATATCTAGAATGATAAGTGATTCACCTCTTCTATTCGTATATGTTTCATCCTCATTATATTTAATGTCTTTCAATAAGGTTAATCCATCTACACAGGTTACCGCAATTTCATGTGGAAAGACATCATAAGGTTCTTCATATGAAGGAATATCAACATACCCTTTCCAAAATGGTTCCGCTGCAGAAGAATCTTCGTTCTGTGTCAACTCCACATAGGTTTCCATAATCTCCTTAGCACAGATGTCCCTTAAGATATGACTTGATTCGATTACAATTCCCAACTTTATTTGGGAAGGTTTGATAGGGGCAAATACATCATCAGAATCATTCAGGTACTCAATATTGATAGGAGCCCCTGTGCCTTTCAATCGAATAGGATCCCCAAACCATTCTCCTTTATAGAAATTTACGTACCACGGAATGCCGTAGTAGTCATAGATTGCGAGTTGATATTTTGGTGTAGCCATAATTAGTTCATATCTTGCATTCTACGTATCATGAGAGCCAAATCTCTGTTCTTTATCGTACCATCCAAGGTGATATGAATGTTTGTTCTTGCAGGTTCAAGATGATCCAACTTCTGAGGAGGAACAACTCTTTCCCCTGAGGACAATCTTGCCAAATAAGTATCACGAGGATATCCCTCAGGTATTACACCTCCTCTGGACATCTTTGCTATATTTGAAAGGTACTTGCTACTAACCAATGTCTTAGATAACTTTTCAAGTGACTTTTCATTAAGCCTGGATTCTCTATATATATTCTTGAAAACACCAGTTTTGATTTTTGTTATGTTATCAAAGGTCTTTTCTTTTCCAATCCTTGGCTTGTATGACTTAAGCAAATGTCCAACTGATCTCTCATCAACAATCTTTGTTCTTGAAATCTTAGATAGGTAATTCAATGTCTTATCCTTCGTTACTTTAATCCCAGTAACTTTTGGTACAATACCTCCTTTAGCAAATCCAAATACTTTCTTATCTTTATAATAATTTTTTAGAAAATCTATAGTTCCAAACTTAGGAAACCAATCAACATCCTTTTCTTTCTTATGAAATAAATTCCACAGTCCTTTGAATGCTGTACCTCCTAATAAGGTTATTATTTGAAATGTATCTGCAAACTCTTGCCATTGATAGTTCTTAGGTACTTCTCTATACCACTGTCCTACTTCTGTGGTTTTATTTACAGGACGTTCTCCTGTAATACTTCCACCTCTTGCGAACTTTGGCAAATCCGTTCCCATATCAAATGTAGGAAGATTTAACTTCTCTTTCATCATGGGAGAATCCAAAAACTCTATTCGTGCCTTGTCCTTTGGAATAACAATCTCCCCAGAGGTGAGCAACGCCGGGAAAGAGTCGTTAGGATACCCAGGAGGTATAATACCTCCGGTTGCCATCTTTGTTACCCCTGAGAATATATTACTCACCAATCCACCTAATATACCTCCGAGGGGTCCGAGGAATGTGCTTAACATAGTAGAAAAGACTCCAGAAAACATGCTTGGAAGAGCTGCCTCCATTCCTTTTCCAATATCACCTAACTTAGGAAGCCCTCCTCCAAACAAAGTTGAGAATATACCTCCTGTCTTTTCAGCTGAAGCCGCTTCCCCTTCAGTGGCAAGGGCTAAGGCATTGGCTGCTATTTCAGCATTTCTTTTTGCTTCTATCTCGGCTAAGGTTGCTTGAGTTGATGCATTAATATATGTTGGAAGTTCTGATACAGCATCAGTGTATTTAGTTATATCTTGTGCTCCAGCCTCTTCCCCTCCTAATGTCATTGCTCCCATACCTACCCCTACTCCTCCTATGGCAGGAAGTTTGTTCATAAGATTCATTAAAGTCTTTGGCTTCTTAATCATATAGAAAAAGGATGGACTGACTGTGTACTCTCCCATTGATCCTTTCTCCATTATTCCACCAAACATTTCTTCAGTGATTTTCTGCCCAGGTTTCAAACCTTCTGCATGCCTTATTTGAGATATTCTTGCATAGATCTCAGCAGGATCTCTCATATACTTAAATCCTTTCTTCACATTACCAAAGACACGCTCTATATCTTCCAATCCATATGCAAATTCTGCACCTACCTTTATGGCAAGATTTTCATACTCTTCCCAATCATACATGACAGATTTCAAAGTCTTGCTTAATCCAGTAGGTAAGTACTCATTACCCCCTGTTATACCATGAGTACCTTCATGAATAGCAGTTGACATTCCTTGAACGGCAGTAACGGATGGATGCACTACATTTTTCCATATAGGATATGCAGTGCTAGTATAACTTGCTCCTATCGCATTTATCTTCTCCAATTCTTTAATTTCATTAATGGAGTTTGCCATTCTGGCTATGTATTTCTCCTGATATATATTACTCTTTATTTGTCCCCAATTCGTATCCTCTGGTCTCAAATCTGGAACTTCAGGAAATCTTTTGGAGATTAAATCAAATTCATGCTGTATTTGTAAATTAATTTTCTTCTGTGTTTCAGGATGGTTCCACCATTCATCGGACCACTTATTCCCCATAGATATTGCATCTTCTACATACTTTAATTTTGATGCTGTCTCACCAATTCCTATAAGATTATATGAAGGTTTTGCTAATTTAGGAGCCAAGTCAAATTTAACATTATTCATCTCCTCCCAAGCAGCCTTGGCAGGAGAAACACTTTCGTAAGAAGAGCCCCAATCTATAGGGGAGTTTATACCCTTTGCCAAGGGATTATTTTGTATCAAATAGAAAGGCTTACCAATCTTATCAAGTATTGCCGACTGTTTTTCCAATGTCAATGACAATGGCAAGAATTCACTGGTACCAAACGTACCCCCCATCTCACTAATCCATCTCTTAGAATAATCCAATGGATTAAATTTCCATAAATCTTGAGTTACCCATATACGATTCTTACCTTGATTAACAAGCTGTACCATATGTCCAGCAATATCATCAAGAGGCTGAATTATATTTTCCTCCTCTGACGCAATAGAAAAAGGTCCCTTTTTCTCCATCCATTCTGCAGGAAATATTGCATTTGCTGAAGTTAGAGGTTTCCCATGTGGAATTACTGATTCCATTATATATGATTTTGCCTCAGGATATAATTTCTTATATCTTTCCAATGGAATCCTTATGATATCCTCTCCAGCCTCCTCAAATCCCTTTTCCTCTCCATATAAATATAATTTAATTAAATTTCTTTCTCCTCCCTCTCTTTTTCCTAGTGCTGCTCCCGTATAAGGACGACGAAGAGGAATTTCTCCTTGTCTAGACAAAGCATTCAATATATCATTTAGATCTCGAGAAGATCCTCCACCATATGTCATCACCTTTTCTGCCGATTTGCGAACAGGAGTAATCAAAGGAGTTTTCTTAATAATAGGCATCATTCTATTAGCAGTTGCTTCAGCATATAAAAGAGCAATCTCCTTTGGCTTAGCACCTGACTCCATGAGTTGCCCAGGATGCCAAGCCCAATGTTCCTTACTCAATAATTTGTGAAATCCTAATTCAGGAGCCTCAGCAGTTAAACCAGGTATATTGGATAACTTATTTGCAATGACAGGGACAGCCTTACTCATGAAGCCTTCCGTCAATAAATCTACTCCACCCCAGGTAGCAGATTTAGCCAACACGTCAGCTCTGCCCATTCCTCCAGCTCTACCTGCTTCATACTCTTCAACAGTAGGTTTCCTCAACTGCGTACCCCAGGTAGCAATACCAGTTGCAATGTCTGATATATAATTATGTACTTTTAAATTGGTTATAGACTGCTGTTTGACATTCTCATTCAGCTTCTTAAACTCAGGACCTTCGTATTTAGGCTTCTCCAAGTTCTTCATATAATTTACCAAGGCTCCTGTGTATCCTGCTGGAGCTTCGTACGTATATGGAACGGAAGGTCCTGGTTCCTTCTCCGTGGTTTGTTTCTTTGTAAACAGTTTGGTTAATAAAGTCATAACCCCTGTCATTGCAGGAACTACCTTTGTCCCTGCTACAAGATCTGTCTGTTGTTGATTGGCTCTATAAACTGAGTCAGCAAATTGATAGAAATCTTCATTCTTTAGAATTACATTTCTTTCATATGCCAAACGTGCTTCCCTTTCCTTTTCTCCTGGATTGTATGCCTGCCCTGAATGTTCTTTCAAGTACCTCATTTCCTTACGGAAAGGTTCCAGTATGGATTCATCAACTTTGAAGTTCTTTATATAATCGTAATATTTGCCTGCATGTTCGTACTCAGCTCCAGGTCCTTTCAATTGTGCTAACTTCTCATAGTCTATTTGATACCCATACTTATTTTTATATGTTGCTTCTTTAGGAATCAAACCTTTATTCATTACGAACTGATCGTAATTCATAGGTACCCCTGCCTTACGTGACATATTGATATCCCAACCTTGCATTATTTCATTAGGATTGTACCAACCAGATGAGGCTCGTATTTTCTTACCTCCTCCCTCGCTCATATACGATCCTATCCCAGTCTCACGCATTGCAGTTTCCAAGGCAGTCATTAATGGGATGTTCTCTTTTGCTGCAGCCTTAGCCAAGTCGGCTAATACAGATTTGTTTATTTCAGCACCATGCCTTACTCCTACTCCTCCCGTTTTCGAAACATCTTTTAACTTAAAAAATCCTTCGTCCTTTATGGTTCCGCTTACATCTTGAATGGCATTAAATATTTCATAATACTTTTCTGTTCCCTTAGAATATAAAGTAGAATTCTCTTCAAATATCTTTGTTGCAGCACGATTCTCTTCAAGTGCTTTTTGTTGATATTTTTCTATCCCAACTAAGATTGGATCAACCTTTTTCTGTCCTTCGTTTCCTTTCCTCAGTTCATTTAATATTGCCTCCAACCAACTATCAGAGGAAGAAGTTGTAGCCATAGACTCGAGAAGTCCTTTCGGCATAACTATCTCTCCAGAACTTAGGAATGCCGGATACGTATCATTTGGATATCCTGCAGGGATAACTCCACCTTTCTGTAACTTAGGCAACTCAATCTTCTTAGCCATTATCATACTGGAAGGAGCATCCAGGAATTCTTTATAATGCAAACTTCCTCTCTTAGCCAATGTATGTAATGGTTCAATATCTTTATACTTATCTTTAGGGATAACTATTTCTCCTGATGTCAACAGGGCAGAAAATGTATCGTTAGGATACCCTTCTGGAACAATTCCTCCCTTAGCCATCTTGGTTGCATCTTGCGTATTGGATTTAACACCTTCCCAGATAGTCATAAGAATACCAATACCTACTGCCCCTGCTATTAATCCAGGTAATCCCATACCTTTTATTGTCTCTCCAGCCAAGACTGCAGCGGCTGCTTCGGCAAGTAACATACTTATTACCTGTTGCCCTGTTTGCAAAACAGAGTCCACTATGGCTGTCATACTACCCTCCGCTCCTCCAAAGGCTTTTCCTATTTGGAAGGAAAAGTCCGCAATAGCATTTCCTAATGTTTGATAAATGGCTTGCGTCCTCTGTAACTTTTCAGACTCTTTAAGGAAGCCTTCTAGATTTTTCGTGGCTATTGCTAAACCTGCCTGAGCCCCTGGAAATCCCATTTTGGCTAACTCAGACATAAGGAAGAATCTTTGTCTTGCTAATTCTAACTTGGACGATAACAAATCCATTTCAGTACTTAATCCTCCGAAGGCCTTATGAAGAGCTTCATAATGAATAATGTCAGAAGCGGCTTCCAATTCTAACATCTTTGTCTTTGCATTGGTAAGTTGGGTTGCGTATTTTGCAACTTCATCCTTATTTACAGACATAGCCGTAGAAGCCTGGTATAACTTCCTTTCAAGATAGCTTATTTCTCTATCTACAACTTCTATTTGATTACTTAAAGTACCATATGTAGAAGCTTGACTTTCTAACAATGCCTGCGATTTCCTAAACTCTTCGTCAGTATAAGCACTCTTATATTGTTCAAGTTGCTTATTAAGATCTCCAAGAGTTAATTTTATTAAATCGATAATCTTGATATCTGCCAAGCCAAAATCCTTGAATCCTAAAGTACCTAATGTAGCCGTGTCAAGGTTTTGCATTTCCTTGGTAGCCTTTACTATATCTTGAATGGTATCCTCTAAGATCTTTATCTTCTTTTCAGTCCCTTCAACGTTTGGACCCAATATCTCAACTTCCAAATCAACCCCACTGAACGACTTCTTCAAACTGTCTAAGGCTTGAGTCACACCATATACATTTGGAGGCATCTTCTCCAACATTTGTATTAAGTCTTGAGCAAACTTTGTATTAAGTCCTTTTGTCTCAGCTACCTTTTCCAAGGTATCTTTAACTAACTTTGTCTTCTCTGCTATGTAATCCAATTCAATACCAAACCTATTTGCATTGGCAGCCATGTATTCCAAGGACCTTGACTTCTCTCCAAAGTCTGTCATTATATTATTTAACTTGGATGTTTCTTTTTCTGCCTCTCCAGCCAAACCTCCGAGTGCATTAATCTGTTTGGCTAATTCCCTTGCTTCTTTGCTTGCTCCCCAACCGTTTTCAATAAGCTTTAATAAAGCCTCATTCAATACGTCTACCTTTTTGGAAGTTGCTTCGTACCCACGAACTCCCAACTTACGATAAGCTTCTTCCAACCACTTAACCTGATTTAATTGCTCATCCACAAACTCCATCGTTTGCTCAACCTCTCTAATACCGAATGCCATATTAAGTGGTTGTCCAGCAGCAGGTTTCTTTCCTATTTTACTAAATTCGTCAAATTTCTCTGCTAAGGCATCACCAGTACCTGCCAACATGGCTAACCCAGCATTTAAACGTTCTTGATATATTCCTATCTGATCTTTCCACCTACCCATATTCTTTGTGGCTTCTTTCAAATCCTTTTCGGAAGCCTTATTCCCCTGAGCAAGAACGTCAGTATATTTCGTAGCATTTTCAGCTGAAACTCCTGCTAATTTATAAAAGTATTTAATCCACTCTTTGGTATTGGCTACACTCTTTCCAGCCCACATATTCCATTTCATCAGCCTTTCATAGTCCATTGCAGCCCAATCTTGTGCTTTGACATCCCCTATCTTTTTAACTTCGTCATTCACATTGACTAAAGTCTTTTCAAACACAGAATTTGCTTTGGCTGCTTCTATCACCCCTTTCTCATACCCTTTCAATACTTTATATGCTAAGCCTACGACAGCAATGATAGGACCAAATGCTCCTGCAAAACTCTTAACATATTTCAAAGCAATTGCAATAGGCTTTGCAAAAGATCCAAAGGCTGCTATCAAATTCCTTAATCCCTTCGTATTTAATGCAAAAATATTTTTAAGCCAAATAAACCCTTTACCAACACCCTTAAGCACACTCCATGTGCCTTTAAATGCAAATGACAACGTTGAAATAATCAATGCCAATGGGCCTATTACAGCCAAGGCCCCTGCCATGACTGTTGTAATTGTTTTCCATTGGGTACTTAATTGACTAAACCATTTGGATAAATTCTCAAGTGACCTCCCAAGTGCTTCTAAAATAGGCATGACTGATTCCTTAATTGAATCCCCTATTATAATCATGGAGTCTTTTACCTGGGCAGACAGTCTATCCATTCTCTTCTGTAGACTGTTATAAACAACTTGGTATGCGTTTGCTAAGGATCCTGCTGAGTTGGCAACTAAATCCATCACCTTAGCATTGTATTCAAAGTTCTTTCCTGTCAACATCAACTCGGCTAACATAGCACGGATATTGGGAATGACTCGTCCCATCATTTCGTCTCCGTACTTGTCAGTCAACTCCCTTATTTTCATTAAGGCTGCAAGAACACCTCTTTGTTGTAATATATTCCTCAACTCAAGCGAAGAAGAGCCCATCGCCCTTAAGGCGTCTTCACTCTGTTTTGCAGGCTTTAGGAGCTTCATAAATATGTTACGTAGGTAGGTAGCAGCATTCGCTGCAGATGCCCCTGAAAGCGTCATTGCAGCAACAGAACCCGCTACCTCCTCAAACTTAACTCCTAACTGTGATGCAAACGGAACAACAGAACCTAACACCTTTGCATACTCAGAGGCTTCTCCTTTACCTTCTCGAACGGCTGCAACAAGGATGTCTAATGTTCTGGCTGCAGTAATATTCCCCTGCCCATAAGCATTCATAACTGACGTAACCAAATCAGCGACATCCTTTGTTTCACCTAAACCAGCTGCTGCAGCCTTGGCAGACTGATTAACAATATTTAAGGCTTCATTCGTTTTGAACCCTGACGAAGTGACATAGTACAAAGCATCAGCCAATGCGTTTGGAGCAAATCCAATGTTCTTAGCCATTGCTCGTATTTCTGAACTCCACCCTTCAACTTGATTCTTAGCAATCCCAACCAAGCCTATAATCTTAGTCATGCTATATTCAAACTCTTTATAGGCATTGAGTGCTGATTTACCAGCAGCAACTATAGGAACGGTTAATGTGGTGGTAGCTAACCAACCAAAACTTCTAAGTGCAAATATAGACCTTTCAATAGCCTGGGAAGTATCACCAAATGAAGATGCTGCAACAGTTCCTGCTTTCTTCATACCTTGCGCTGCAACATCTCCGGCCTCCTTGGAAGCGGCCCCGGCTTTCCTTGCTGACTTCTCAGCTCCTGCGTAACCAGAAGTTACTGCATTTAATTGAGCTTGTGTCTTACCCCATGAAGCAAGTAAATTCCGTTGAAAAGCCGTCATAGAAGCCTGGGCTCTTGCCAACCCAGTGGTGTTTACCATCAATGACGCGGTTAGGGTTCCTATATCCATAGCAATTTACTTTTCCTTTTTTGGTTCACCTGGTTTCCGTGCAGGTCGACGAATAGCCCTTCTTTTCTTATCAGTAGTGTTCTTCGCCACTGGTTTCTTCCTTGGATCGGGACGTTTACTAACTGACTTGGCTAATGCCATTAGAGCTTGTTTCATCTCTTCCACACTTTGTTTCCTTGCTATTTTCTTTTCTCCACTCCAATTAGGCATAAACTCCGTTGGTAAAACTTCCTTAGGAGTGTGTCCCTTCTTGGCATACAAACGACTCACAATGTTGACAATCAGTGAGTCTAGAACAGCAAAACTGTATTCATCCCTCCATTTTCCTATTGGATCGAGTTGATCGTGTGCTTCCCATTCTGTTACTTGAGCGGATGTCAACTGATCCAATAGGATGTCTGGATGGGGATATCCTAATTCTCTGCAGAGGCGGAAGTAGAATTGGCGACTTGGTCGCCGCTTGAGTTTTTTACAAGATTCTCCTTATCCTCTTCAGAGATTTTGTTTATCTTCTGTGCAACATTTACAATTCTTTCAAGCCGAGCTGCACTCATGTTCTGGCTTAAGGTTGGGTAATCCTCCGCTGCGAATATCATATTGCCCTGCTCATCACAAGCAGTACAAACGGCTAACTTCGCACGGAAGTCTTCCAGAGATTTTTCATACCCACCTTCTGCGTTCTTGTTCTCCTTTATTAGAGACTGTTCAAAGCGGTCACGTTCACGTCCTGTCATTTGACGAACGAAAACAAAATTGTCATTACCTAAATCGACTTTCACGATTTCGAGTTTCTCCTTAGCCAATAAGGCTTTTCTGTCAAGAAAATTTCCCATGATTAGTTAAAATTTAATTGTTAATTGTTAATAATAAAAGAACCTTGATTAGGTCAAATTCACGAATTCAAATTACTTACGGAGTTGCAGTTCCTCCTGAACTGATTTCAACTTTACCAGTTACCTGTATCGTAACGTCTGCGATGATCTTATCGTCTGCGGGGATCGTCAGAGGCAACTCAGTCACAAGACCTTCAAAGTCAAGTGAAGTACCTTCCACATCCGGCAGGTCGATCTGATAGTTCTGTGCAGTGTTACTTTCGAAGTCAGTCTTCATTAACTCGTATGTATCACGAGTGAAGTTCATTGCGAGTACAACAGTTCCTGCATTACGGAAACCTGTAATG